GTACGGTGGTATCACTCATTTTTTCTTTGCCTTGTGTTCATTCACTTCAGATTCAATAGCCATCAGTGCCAAGTGTTCAGAAATGGTTTGCCAGTCTGGCAGGTTCGCTGGTGTGCAGTGATACACATCACGACACAATACTAATTCCAAGTATTCAATAGGCATTGGTGCTTTGGTCCATAGGTGTGCACGCAATGCCATTGCTATTTTGGGTTTGTTTCACCTGATACACGACTGACAATAGCAGTGATGATTTGTGCCAAATGATTGGCTGGCAAATCTTCTGCTAGGCGGCCGTCATCTACTAAAACACACTTATTCATGATTGGTAGTAGTGCATCTAAATTGTTGGATTGGCCAGCCTTCACAAGGTTTGCCACGTCGCGAATAGTTAACTTCGTTGCATCGATGCTGTACATATATGTTGTTCTCCTATAGTAGTGTTGCGTGGCTAGCACTGCCAACCACGCAAACTGTGCATAATCATTAGGTGGTGTGAGTAACGCTTGCACATCGCAACGTGAATGAACACATCACGGGGCCCGCGCTTGATGCATCAATTGCTGGTAAATCGATAGCAGTGATTTGACCAGCACTAGTAGCATAGGTATCTGCACCAGAAGCACTGCCACCTGGTATCCATTTAAGTGAAATTAACGTGCCTGCTTCAAATGCTGTCAGCATAATCGAATAACCTTCAGTAACAGATTCTGTGTACAACACATTTACTACTACTTCAATAGGTTCATTTTTACCAACCGTCAACACTGCATAGCTACCATCAAACGTGTATGCTTCGCCAGTCATCTTGGTTAGCGTAACCACGTCTACTGATTGGCTGCTTCCTGAAATATCCGTGTAGGTACCAGTGCCACCTGATTGGTAGCTAATGGTAGCTGCAGCTCCTGACATTGCGCCTGTAGTTTGTGCCATGGCTGTAATACTCCTTTACTGCACAATTTCAACAAATGTGAGTGTGCATATAACTCCGTGATAGTTTCGGCCTGATCCTGTAACAAACTCAATTACCTGTGCACGTTGCGTAAGTAGTGTGAGTGTGTATGTTTGACCTGATAGCTGGCGTGCCTGTTCAATGTATGCAGCCATGTATGCCTGATACACGTCTGCAATATCCATCAAACCCAAACCCATGCCTACTGCACGCAATAAGCAGGTATCAGTAATGGTCCATTCAGTGTTCATTACGTGGCCCGCGCCACCTAACGTTTGCACTTTTGTGCGTTGTGACGTCATGCCAACAGGTGAAATAATTCGCGTTGGCAAATCGCCAATCTCTTCACTGTCTTTTAGTGTGGTACCTGATCGCACCAACACAGTAATTGCCGATAGCTGTACATTGAGTGCTGCAATAGCAGTGATGATTGCTGCAATATTACTGGCCATTAGCTACGCTTCCTGTAGGGTTCCAGCGTCTGCTGTACGTCTGTGGGTATGCGTGGTGCCTGCAGAATTACGCCATCTGATGAGAGAATAGCGCGATCACTATCAGGTGTACCTTCGCGAGCCCGATAAATGAAACTGCCTAGACGCAAACACGCTGCCACAATATCAGATGGTGGCGTGATCGAGTAGGCAAACCTTCCTACAACCTGAATTGCCACATCTGGTGTGCCGGTATAGGTCCAGATGTAGCTGGTGTTCATTTGTATCTTGATTGCATACGCTGGCGTGAAATTGGCAGGCAATAGCACTACTACGTTGGTTGGTATGTTTTGACCATTGCCATTCAAAATACTCGTCAGCTGGCACAAATCAAAATCCAATTGCAGTGTGTTATTGAATGCATCAATGTTGCCACCATACCGAAAATCAAGTGCATTGTAATACCGTGTGGTATCAGTAGGGCATTCAAAAATACGGTTGGTGTATGTTTCGACCATTGATTGTGCACGCGTGGCTGCAAACCCTAATTGGGTATCGTCACTCGTGCTGGTGGCACCAATGTATGATCGCAAATCAGCTGCAGTTATATATGCCATAGTGGTTTATTCCTTTGGCAGACGTTTCACACGTTTTGGTGCCTGCTCTTGTACATCGATGGCTGGCATATCGTCTGGCACTAACGTGGCACGATTGGTAGCAATCAGTCTGGTGCCTTCACTGGTGGTGACCTCGATAACATCACCACCAATGTTGGCAACCAAACGTTCATCAACCATCCGTGCAAGGCTGTTTTTTAGCTTCACACGCATATAGTATTACTCCTAGGAAGCAGGATGCACACCATACACAAATGCTTCAGCTTGCGTAACATCACCACCCCAACGGGCCGTGCAGAAAATGGCAGTTTGATAATTCGCCTGGAACAAGTATGGATTGCGGCTGATTTCCAAACCAAGGTTTTCCACAAATGCGTAGTAATTGAAATTACCAAAAATGATTGATTTTGCACTGGCCGCCATGGCTGCAACTTTATCAGTCACTGCTACAGGTTTGCTGTACAGATTATCAATGCCGCCCTGTGGCGTGGCTTGGAATGAAAAGAAGTTACCAGTCAATGCACGAATGGCACCGAGCGTGCCATTGCGCATAATCCAACCAACACTGCTGGTATCATCTGTATACCATTCTGGCAACTTGTGCACAATGTTGATAATATCGCCTGCATCAACACCAGTGGTACTGGCCAGTGTTTCAGAAACCGTGGCCCGTGCCAAAATACCGTATGGCTGACTGCTACCAGTACCAACAATCATGTAATTGTTTAGGTGGCGTGCATACGCGCGCCCAACTTCACGTGCAACAAATCCTTCAAGATCCATGGCCTGATCGCGCAACAATTGGTTTGAAACCTTCATACCCAATGATGCAGTGTAAACAGTGATGGCAGATCCAGCAAATGTTGGTTCATCTTGATTGAATGATCCTGATTCAGCAACAAATGCAAAATCAGATTTTTCATCTTGATTGGCGATATTGAAAATTTGGCTAGTGGTTTGGTATCGTTGCATAGGCAACTTTGCACCAATCCAGGTTTCATCACGGCGATCAGTAATTTGTTTGGCATAATCCAATGGCACCAAATAGCCACCATTTGCATTGGTACCTTCTACCAATACGGTTTTGGCTGCAATATCATCACCGGTTCGCATCCAGTGCTTCAATGCATCCATTTGGTCATTGCTGTTACCCATGCTGGTAAGTTTCTTCGTGGCTGGTGCACTGCCTGCAACCACACCACCACCTTTTACAGGTTCGCCGGCCATCTCTTCAATGGCGGCCTTGACTGCATCTTTAATCAATTGGTCTGACATGGTAGGTAATTCCTTTGATGTAAATTCTTGTATATTGCTACTGACAATTGCAGGGCCGCCATTGCTGGCCTGTGGCACTGCCTTCATATCAGAAATAGCCATGGTTCGTGGTTCTGCTGGTGTAGGCGTTAAACTAATCTCGCCAACAATCCAGCGTTTTAATTCGCCACCATCACGGACCACCAAATGTGATAGTGCACCTGTAGATAATCCTAGCACACCACGTTTCACCAGTGCCATCACCTGCTGTGCATATTTGTGGCGTTTGTCGATTTCAATATCAACGTCAATACCCTCATCATCAGGCTGCCACATCTTGACGGTACCAATTTGTGACTGTAAATCAGACAAACCGTGGTCATAATATACAGGCATGCCAACGAATGATCGTGTATCACCAAAGTCTGTTTTGGCAGTGAATCTATCGCCTGTTAAATCTTTGCCACCAAACACCACGCCACGGCCTCGTACAACGTAATCTGATACTTGTTTGACTGCATACTTCATTGATTCATTCCTAACAGCTTACGTGCAAACTTCTGTGCTGCTTCTGATGGTTCAGCAGTGCTAATAACGGCCATGCTATCAGATTCATCAGCATACATTTGCGTTGATTCTGCATACTTCAAAGCGTCTACTTCCATTGGCTCTACCACTTCCACCACGGTAATAACTTCTGATTCTGCCATTGCTTCCATAATCTCTGATTGTGGAATTACCCAAAGTTTACACACGGCCATTGGATCAATGATCGCATCAACAATGGCACACTGATAATCAGGTTGATAGAAATAGCAGTGCTGGCAATAAATGCCTTTGGCTATAAATACATTTTGTTCTGCAGGTATATAGTGTGCACCATTGGCACCAGCTGACGTATCAAACTTGCCTGCTTCGTGTGTCACTTCTACCAGTGCAGAAACAATCATACGCTGGCGTGTGTTCAATTCATCACCCATATCATGCATGGATTTGATTTCGGTATCATCATCATCTTCTTGCATATCATCACCCAATTGTTGCATGTATCCTGCAATCGATTTTGATGCCTTGCGTGCCATACGAATAATTTCCATATCCGCTGCACTGTGTCTGCTGCCTGCCTTGATTTCCATCTGTTTAATCTCCTTCAAAATAGATTGCACCCAATCTTTGCCTGCATCGCCACCCCAACCATGCCATGCCTGCCAGCCACGGCCCTGATCGTTCCATGTACTGCCTTGTTTGTCTACTTCGTGGCGTGCAAAATACGATGCCATACGCTGTACTGTGTCGAGTGATACAGGTTCCCTATTCGCCAATTGCCTTGCACGTGCTAGGCCTACTAACGTCATACCACGTGCACTTGCAGGCTTGGATTCGCGTACATCGAGTGCCATTTGTGCATTGCGTGCAACGTCTGCTGGTGGTCTGTACGTATCTGCCATGTGCAATCCTTTGCTAGTGTAGCATTACGAAAATGCATCTTTTACGGCCTGTTCTACCACTGATTTAATCTTGCCACTATCTTCCATACGCTTGGCTATTTCGTCAGTGGTCAGCCAGCGGCCCTGATGTATTGGTGCCTGCTTATTGCCAACCACATACTGTGCATAGCTGGCAGTGCTTACTACTTGCGACTCTGCAATAGTGCCACGTAGTACTAAATAACTTCGATTCAGTTTCTGTGATTTGCCTGCACCACGGCCGCGTACATACGGTATTTGAATTGTGCCATTGCGCTTACCTGCCATAACAAATTTGCGCTGCCTATCACTGACAAATCCAGGTGCACTGCCACGTGCTGGTGGTGGCGGATCGTTGCTGATTAATTCAGTGACTGCAAGACCAGCCACTACAGGTAACACTGCTTCCTGTAGCTGCCTGCACTTCTCGATTAGGTTTAGTGTGGCGTTCTGCACTTCAATGGTAAATGGCATTTACTCACCTGCATCTACTATTGGTGATTCGATTAATACCAACCCAATAGCACACCTGCAATTTACGTGGCGTGGTGGTCCGCCTGTTGCTTCTATTGGCCAGTCATTCTGTAGCAGTCTGTCTAGTGGTTCGCATAACTTGCATACCTCATCATCGTTTTCTGCAATCCAAATCATAGTGGTATTGATGCCAGCCTGCAGTGCCTGATTCTGAATAGCAAACGTTTGCTGTGCTGCAGCTCGTGTGGGTTCAGTGAATGCAATGCGTTGTGCACGCAAATCACCAAACATTGCCAGCTGATTGCGAATATCATCAACGGTAATACCTACTGTGGTTTGTGCGTTGGTGATAACTTTGCTGATGTAATCGCGTTCAGTGTCTGATAAATCATTCAGGAATGGATTCCAGTACTGATCGATGTAGGTATTTGCCTGATTGGCAATACCTTGTTTGATAACGTCATCTCCTACAACATCAGCCAAGCCAGGTATGGTGCGTATGCGTTGTGCACCTGCATCTAGTACCAGCTGTGCCACATTGTCAGTAAGCACGCCACGCAAATCAGTGTCAATGGCCGTGTAATCACCACGTGCAATTGCTTCTGCATTCTTATCACTTCGCGTGGCCAGCTTCTTGGCTATTGCGTCGTATACCTTGCGTTCAGCTGGTGTGAGATCAGCCAATGTGAGTGCCTTTATAAAGTGAAATACATGTGCTATATCACTCTTTTTTTTTACGCCTTGTAGTTCTGCATAGATGTAATCAGTCATGTAGCGTGGCAGTGTGTCAGAATCAAACGTTACTGCTGCAGTGCCTTTGGTCTTGAATCGTTTCAGTGCCTTGCGTTCGTATGCTTCCAAGTCTGCAAGTCTGCTGGCCTGCACTGTTTTAATATCGTTTAGTGATGCATCAATAACTTCTGTACCTGTATCTACATTCACTCCTGTTACATCAGGTCCAGTGATTGTTGGTGGCATACCTACTGCTTCATCGATGTTGTCATAGCCTAGAATTTTCATTGCACTGGCCAGTGGTACGCCAGCCTGCACCAATTGCAACAGGCTGCCTGCTCGCTGTGCTTCGTCTGTCTGAAACACGTCTAATACTTCAGGTGTGAAATGCATCTTGTATTTCAGTGGTGCAAACACCTGCTGATTTAGCACACGTTGATAAAATGCCAAGCGTGGCACAATGGTTTCACGCCAAAATGATTGGCGATCACTATCAGCTGTGGCATAATTGGCAGCACTCGCTTCTAGCATGGTTCGTGGCACACCAAAGGTGGTAGTAATGTTGGTGGTCACGCGTTCTTGCAGTGGTACAAGTTCCATATCTTTTAATGGAAACGTAAGAATTTGTGTTTTAACCTCACCACGAAAAAAGAAGGTTTTGAATGCGTTCGATACACCTTCTACACGTGATCGCCAATCACTCTTTAAGCGTTCATATTCTGGTGGCGTAATCGATTTGTCTAGACTCATGATTACTGCAGGTTGTGCACCATGTTCAAAAAATGCACTGGTAAACCGTTCCAAGTAATACGCCAGCTGTGCAGATTGCAGTGCCACTGCTGCTGGAGCAATGCCACCATACACATCATCTCGAATAGATGGTTCACGCCAGTACACGATTTGGTCAATGGTCCAAGGTCCGTATATCTTGCCATTGATGTTTTGACTAAATCGCATACCAGACAATACACTGTCTGATGTTTGGTATTCAGGTTTGTATTCGACGGTAACGCTTTTGGGGTTCAGGAATTGAAACCCGTATAGTACACGGCCGCGGTATAAACGTAACCAATATGCATTGCCAGTCAGCAGCAGTGCACGTTCTGTTTCTTGAATCAGCATATCCATAGGGGTTACGAATGGATAATCTACCTGCACATCATTGCGTTCTAATACAAATGGCACGGTTCCTAGTGCATCGCTACGCAAATTAATTGCGCGGTATAGCATAGGCACCTTTTCGTATGCATCGATGGCACCTTGTAATTGCCCTGCCTTATTGGCGACGTTGTACCAACCCGGTATAGCTTCGATAGCCTTTAGTGATGCCATTGCGTTTTATCCTTACTAGCACTACATGAAATCATACATTACGCCACCAGTGCCTAGCATGGCATTGGCACCACTCACTGCATCAACCATATCATCATGATTGCCATACGGGAATGCCACTGATTCATCAATGAATTGCTGGCACCATTCGCCACGCACTACGCGAATCATATTTTGCTCAGCGCGTGCGGCCCATGGCATAGCGCGGTGCATCTTATCTTTGCTCACGTGATAGCCAATCAACGTGACGTGCGCTAGCTCCTGCATACGTCGCAATTCTTGCAGGCCTGCCAAACCATGCAATGCTTCCTCGACACCTTGCGTGGTATCGTCTGCTTCTGATCGCATCACATCTATCATAATCTTGCGTACATCTGGCCATTCTGCTTTTATGCGAATGCCATCAGCAATGTACATGATGCCATCATCTGCCATAGCCACACGCACACTTGCGGTATAGTCTGCACTGTCACGCACACTGGTGGCTAGATCCCAATACCTGCACCACTGCATGTTTGGTGGTGGTGCATCTGTCAATGTAAACCACTGACGTTTGAACAGTGCGCCAGACAAATCAACAAACATACCGTTTGCTTCCTGTTCAAACTGTTCTGCAGTGTATGATTGGCGTAACGTGTGTATGAATGTGTCAGGTAGAAATACATTGTCAGTGGTCCTGCTATGTATCACTGCATAGTCAGGATTACTGCCGCCATGCCATAGGTCATATATCCAATTACGGCCGCGTGGCGTGGTGGTTATCCACGCCTTGCCTGGCATTTCTCGCAACGTGGCAATAGCAATTTGCCACGCATCGATGTGCATCATGGCCGCTTCATCAAACCATATCCAGCCAAGATTGGCACCACGTAAGCGATCAGGATTGTCTGCACTGCGTAGCAATATTGTTCTATTGCCATGCAACACAATAGTGCCAGTGCTGATGTTATGCGTTTTAAGTATGCCAGCCTGCCGTGCAATATCTAATAGCATCTTGCGCGGGCCATCACGTAGCATTGGGTATGTTGGTGCAACAATCATGCCTGTACTATTTGCAGGCATTCGCAATACCTCGATTACACCAGCTCGTGTCTTGCCACTGCCACGGCCGCCAATGAATGCCCGAAACCGTGCTGTGCTATTCCAAAACATCGCCTGTGGTTTCGTACACTCGCTGTGGCGTAACGTCTTGTATTGTATCTGCGCTGTTGGTGATTGCTGGTACACGTGGCGTGCCAATCTCTACTACATAATCATGTGTGATGGTTTGCTGTATCTCTTGACGCTGCCTATACTCCGCTGGCATGTGTCGATTTGCCATGGCCATGAGCAACATATCACTGCCAGCAAATGCACGTTTCCTTATTTCACGTTCAATGCTGGCATTGAATAACGCCACTGCATTATCACACTGCGTATTAAAATCATGATCTGCATTCATGTGGTGGTATACCGTTTGTCGCGATATGCCAGCCTTCTTTGCTGCTGCTGCTATGTTGCCTTCAATTGACAAATGCTTGCAGTACAAATCACGCCATGCTGCATCTCGATTTACGCCATCTTTTTTTAACGTGTCAGATGCCATGCACACTACCTACCTTTACAAACTCACTTCTTTGGTTGTCATAATGCGTAGTATTACATTAATAGTAGTATTAATAATAATTATGATTGGTGCATATTCTTGCATTGCTGTTTCATTAAGCAGTGCCATGCAAATGGCTGCAATCAGCAGCAGTGCATTGATCCATATCGTTTTGGATTCATACCATGGTTTCATTGTGTTACTCCTACTTCATATAATTCAGGATAAATACCAGCACTGCATACAATGCACTGATGGCCATCATAACGCCCTTCCATTTGGTCTGTTCTTGCTCTAATTGGGTAATGCGTGTTTCGAGTGACTGAAACTTTGCATTGCCTTCGTCTAAACGTTTTGCAATGTAGGTAAGATGGGTATTAATTTCTGCCAATTGTGATTCTACAGTAATCATGCATTCGTATCCTGTACAAACCGTGCACGCAAATCAGCACGCACAATATTCATATCTATCATAGTACCTGGGCATGTTTTTTTGCTACCTGTTTCACGATGGCCTAATACACTTTGTTTTGATGGCTGCAGGCCACGCCACCTTAGTAATGTTTCTGCCACATGGTACATGGTGGTTCGTTGTTTGTCTGACCATGCATGATGATCGAAATAGCCAACCATCTCAATGCCCCATGATTTATTATTCCACATGGCCGCGTGTGTGCCTGGCTCGTTGATGGCAGTCATCTGCCAGATACCATCTGGTGCAATAAATAGGTGTGGACCACTGGTCCAGCCAAGACCGCAATAGTAGTGCATCATGCCAGTCATTGTGCGTAATCCGCGCCATTGGTATTCCTGTGGTGAGTAGGTATGGTGCATTACAATTGCCTTGGCCCAATTGGCAATGCTGCTGTCATATGACCATACATGCGTGCGAAAATCTTCTACTGATTTCCATTGCCTGAAGTCGTGACGAAATAGTGCATCTGGTGTGGTCATTGGCATTACTCCGAATAAAAACAGCCATGTATACATATTAGTATACATGGCTGTTATTTGATGGTTTGGCTAGTGATTACACGCGTTTTTTATTCCACTGGCGAATCAGGCCACCATTGATACCTTTACGAATTGGGTATCTACTTAACGTAATTTGCAATGATGGTAATACGGTAATTAACTGTTGCCACGCTGCCACTGCAATCATTTGGTGTTCTTTTTGAGTATCGCTTTTCATTCGCGCCTTGCAGTAGTGCAGCCATGATCGTACCGTGCCAGTCATGTACAATCTTGATACCGTCAAGCCTTCAGGAAGCAACGCACGTGCCTGCTCTTTAGCAATGCCTAGGCTAATTGCCTTTTCGTACATCGCTTGTGCCATGCTTGCCATTTGTTCCTGCATTATAATCCACTGCCTACTAATATACTCATCATCTGTGGCAATGCTGTTCTGCCTGTTGGCAGTGTCCTGCAATCGTGTTTCACGGTTGGTAAATCCAAGTGCCTGTGTAGGATCTGCATAGCGTTGGCTGAATTCTTGGAAGCTAAAACTTCTGTGGCGTAATATCTGGCGTGCAATATCACGCGTGGTGGTAATTTCCATCGTGATGCTGGCCATCTCGAATGGTGACCAGTGTTTGTGTTTCATCAGGTAACGCATAAGCCGCGGTGCCGTGTCGTGATTCGCCTGATTGGCAGGATTCGATACACGTGCACAATACACAATAAATTGTTCTAGTGTGCTGCCATCTTCTGGCGTGGTTTTGGCAATGATGGTGGCAGTGTTCATTTGGGGTCAAACTTTTTTATTGTCGATGTAATCCACCAGTGAAAGTGTGCCAGTGATGGTATTTGGCGCGGGTCAAACCACGGACAATTTTCAAAATACGAATCACCTTCTTCACCATCATCACTTTGGCCAAAATGATAATTATCCTCATCATCATCATATTTGCCTTGCCAGTCGTAGATGTAACGCCAGCAGCTACGATCAATAGCAAAGTTTACTGCATACTCTTTGCCTACTGCTTCAAATTTGCCATAGGATAAATCAGCCACTTCATTTACTTGTTTTTCAAAGTATGGCCAGTGACCACGCTGTACAAATTCCCAAGCCGTCAAGCCTACTATTTTGTGTAAATCTTCATTCAAATTCCATTCAGGATTAAGATACGCATACAATTTTTTTACTCCATTGATCGTGCATACATACGGCATGGTCTGGTAGCTCAAGTAGTAGATTTTGTCTTTGATGATTTCCACGGCACTGTATATACCCTTCTGCTCATCAATTAATTCAAACTCTACTGGCTTTCCGATGATTTTAAGTGTATTACCCATTGCGTTACCTTTACTTTGTAGTGGCGTTTATGCCAATTGCCTTTTTGTTTGATTGGTACCATATACCCATTTGGCATTTGCCTATACCTAAATCGTATGCCACGTTCATGGCACCATGTGGCACATATCCAAAACTTTACCCTGTATGGCACATGCACGCATCTGGCATAAAATGGCACACGATGGCGGGTTATTACTCTCATATATAGTGTTCGTAATCCTCTTTATACTCAATGCTGGCATTTACCCAACGCCTGAAATGATGCAGGCATGGTTTGTAATCACTCCCATTAAACCAACGTGATGTATGCCAGCAGCGATCATCACCATTTGTGACGTATCGCCAGCAGGTATCATCCATTGATGTTTCTGCATAGAAATCAAGGCCAAGTGCGCTATAAATAAATTGTTCTGTGTCGTATGTGTCGAAACCTTCAAATTCATTGCTATACTCCTGCCATGCAGTCAGTTTGTGAATGCTGGCCAGTGCCTGCATAAAATTATGGTCAATTGCAGTGCGTGGATAATCATCATTACCTGCACGCACCTGCACGCCATCAATAAACATTTGTGTAGGGTTTACAGACCACGATAGCAAATGCTCTTTACCATTGAATTGCAATTTGCCATTCCACACATCACCATGTTTGGTAAATACCACTTCTTGGCGAAAAATGTACATACGGTAGGTTTCAGGTTTTGGATTGAATACAAATTCGTTCATTGTCATCTCATCACCTTCACTTTCCATGTGCGTGCCTGTCGTCTTAGCCACTTTGCTAATTTAATTTTGCGGTTTATTACTGTGCGTTTTTTCATATCTACTTCACTTCTATTGATGAAATTACCCACGCCTTGAAATGGTCTGCGCTTGGTTTTATCTCTGATGAAAACCATGGTGATTCGTGGTTGCATGCATAGGTATCGTCATGTGTATAGTACCGCCAGCACGTCGCATCATCAGCATTGTAGACGTAGAATTCAATGTCGCATACGCCATACCTTACACTGGTGTCTTTTATAGATTTAAATACTCCTTTATTATTACCATAGCTCGCCTGCTGCCATGCCGTCATTTTTTGATGTTTAATAATGTGCGCCTCGATGTTGGCTTCAAGATATGCGTAATTCTCCGCAACTTTTTCATGATTAACAGTTACCTTCCATCGCTCATCTTTAATCACGTGATAATGAATGCCATTTACAGTAACAGTGCCTGTTTCTGTACCCCTGCCGTCTGATTCCATAATTAGCACATTGCCTAGGATTAGATGGGTTTGTGTTTTACTCATTTCATCACTGCCTTTCCGGCGTCATCGATAACCAACCATTGCGCCCAACATGGTTTGGAGCTTGCCCAATGACGCCAACCGGCGCCGTCATCCCATAGGTATACAAACGTGTCGTATTGATTGCGTGGTGTGTCCTGCTCTGCATGATCATACCCATTGAGCCACATATACGTACTATCATTGAATTGCCATATGCCACCATCATTGGTTTCACTTCTGGCATGCAGTGCATAGCTACCAAGCGTCACTGTGTCGCCACTCTCACACGTGGCTATTGCCACTGCTGCTGGTGTAACATTGAGTGGTGCCACGTGGCAGGTTCCTAGACTGCATGCCAGGTACACAAGTAATGTAATCATGGATTCCTCTTTATCCATTCAGCAATGCCTTGTACATCTGATTGTGTGGTATAGAAATACTTATTGCTGTACACGCTATATACACGAATCACATCAACGCCAAACCATCGAAACTTGGCAAATAGAAAATCATGACCCAGCACTGTTTTCGTGTATGTTTTGTCAATTGGCGTATTCGTATGTATTTCGTCATTAACGCCAGCAATGAAAAATCCAAGAAACACTGCAATAATCACAATGCAGCCAATGCTTACATATGTGTTTTTATATTCCAATGCCACAAATGTACACATCACTGTATGCAGTAAACTAGCCAACCCAAATAGGTAACAGTGTCCTGTACGCATCATTTGCCACCCTTCTGTTGGTGCCATACCCACATTACAAACTGCAATGCCAGTATGGTCATGCAGCCTGAAATGAAGTATTGATTTTGCCACGCCATGAGTAGTGCCAAGATTCCTAGCACTACTGCCAACACACGAATTTGCTTCACTAACATTTGTCTACTCCTATCATTCAACGCCATGCATATCATATATCATATTGATATACATTGTCAATTACCTATTACTGCATTGATTGCATCATCAATGGTTTTTACCACCACTGGTGCACGGCCGTGCCATTCTCGATACCACTGTTCTTGTCGTACGTTGGGTTTGCCTTTGGCCTGCTTCACTTCGATTAAATGCGTTACACCACGAAACCCTACAAGTAAATCAGGCACACCACTGCCTACTTTATGCAATAGCACGACTGTGGCTCCAATCTGACGCAATGCCTGTACTATTTCGTTTTGATTGTGGTCTGTTTTGGCGTTTCTCATACGTGTTATAGCCATTCTGTATACATGCCAGTGGTCCTGCACCAGCTGGCAATTTCACTACGCACAAAATAGCCATGCATACTGCAGGTAGATTTTGGAAATCCGTATGCCTTCTGCAGGTGACCTAATTTACCTTCATACTCGCCAATCATTTGCACTACTTCATTACGGTATATATAGTGCTTATCCCATTCACTGGCAAAATCACGCCACCATAAATAGTTTGGCATTTGTGGCGTAATCTTGCGTGGTAGCACATACCTGTAGTGTTTTAGCCACTCGCGCACTGCATCACGTCTGTACAGATTACCAATGCCATATCGATGGATATACATCAGCACTTCAGGTACTACACGGTTTGGCCACTCTTGACGCGCTGCATAATCCATTACCTTTAATGCATAGAAATTGATTTCCTTATTCGAGATGTATTCCTGCATGGCATTGGCGTGTATCTCCTTCAGCCAATGTGCGCATTTGCTTATATCCTCGATACGCAATATATTGCCAGCTATTAACCACTCATAGAAATCTATAGGGTTTATTGTCACGTTGCGTGTGGTTTGCACCAGTGTTGATTTCAGGCCTAACTGTTGGTACCACACACGCACCTGCTCGCGTGTCATGTGCGTATCATTGGCGATATCCTCGACACAATAGCCAATCATATCTGCTGATCGAATGCCTAGCTTCTTTGTACGTATCTGCACGGCCGCAATGGTTCTGCCAAGCTTTTGTGCAATCACTGGCCACGGTTCCTGAAATGCCATAAATAGCAAATACTTTTCCTCTTGTGCAGTCCATGGTTTGTAATCGACAATCAAATCGAATCTGTGCAGCCATGCATACACGGTATCTGACGCACACCCTAATTCTGTAGCAATCTCCTGTGCATTAAATTCTTTTTTGATGTAGTGCTGCAGTACATGCTTTTTGGTCCATGCTGGCTTATTATCGAATTTGTGTAACTTCAGAAACTGTTGCAGTGCATGGCTGCCAACCTGCAGTATTCTGCAGGTGCCACGTATCTTGTGCTGTCGTACTAAATCAAATACGGCCTGTGGTTCCATATCGTGTATTTTGCTTCTTACACTCATGATAGGTATTCCAGTGTATCAAGTGCGTGTAATTTGTCTTGTAGGGCCTTGCAGGTATCCTGTAACTGCAACACTGCTGCGAGTGCATCGCCTTTGCGTTTGGTGGCTGCAATACGAATAGCAAAATCACTGTGCGCGGTTCGCATTGCGGCCATTGCTTCTTTGGTGTTGCCTGCTCGTGGCAGGTTTATTTTCATTTTGTAGATTGCATCAAGTCGTGCAGTGTCGACTTCATTCAGTCGTTCGATGTTATTTGCCAAACCATCACCAATCACTGCCAGCATAGTTTTGAGTCTGGCACGCACTTGCGCCACGTTGTTTCGACAAAATCCACATAGTGGCACGCCATCATCATTTGGCGTGAATTGATCACTGCAGCCTATGCACTCACTGTTCAAACGTAGCTTGTTCATTGTTTGTCCTTTTTTTCATCAATTCCTAGAAATATTGGTTTACTGGTTTACACAATGCCAGATTACTGCACTGCAATGCTCTAAACCTTGTAAACCACCCTAAATCCACCCTGGTTTACATGGTTTACATATGTAAACCATGTAAACCATGTAAACCACTGTAAACCATGTAAACCGATGTAAACCACCTAATTGCATAGTTCACTTACCACCCGTTTTTGCATATCGCCAATGATACCAATGGCATTGAGTATTTTGGCCAGTGCATAGTGATCTTCCTGTGCATCGCTTTTGGCCAGCACACGCATTTGTGCTATCTTTTCTGGTGGCAGTCCTGTAATCATGCTTACTGTAGGCAATGGTTCCTGTGGTGGCGTTACAGGTGCCACTACAGGCACTGTGGTAATTGATTCTGGTGTGTCATCATAGCCAACAGGTATAGTTTTGTTCTTGACGCAAAAATACTTGCCTACACTATCCTGCTTGACCATGCCAGCCGCCTTGAGTCGTGTAAGCATCTTGTGCGTGTTCTGGCGGCTCTTACCTATTGCGTCTGCAATATCCTGTGGCCTGTAGTGCAATCCGTTTTCTAGTAGCTTCAATATATCGCGGCGTTCTGGTGATAGCAGAAATGATTCGGTATCTCCTATTACCTCGTGCATCGATGTTTCATCATTCCATTTCAATGTGCGTTTATCGTCTGCATCAATATCACGACCACGCACCAAGAATTCAGCCTGCTGTGATTTGTCATCATCACCGCTGATTCGTGACAATATCCACATGCCAGACACGCCACCAACCAAACCTGTGGTGCCTGATATTTCATCAAATGCATCTTCTGCTTTTGATTTGCGTGTGTGATGGATTACCAGAATTAAACAGTGATGTTTTTCTGCCAATACATTGAGTGGTTTCACTGCATCGTAATCTTCAGTGTAGGGGTTCGCATTCTTTTGGCGTGGTGCACGAATGTTTTCGAGAATATCGATTACCACCAGCACACAATCTTTTTGATGCGTTAGCCACTCATCTAATTCTTTTACTGCTTCGTCACCTTTTGACCATTCATTGACTATAAATAGATTTTCAGGTAGTGGTTCGTCATTCATTTGCATCTGGCGCAAACGTGACTGCATACGACGCTGATTTGATTCGAGATCCATGTATAGCACACTGCCTTGTTTGGTGGCGTATTTGCCTAGTGCATTGCGGCCGTATGCCACCTGTACACTTACACCTGTAGATAGCCATGATTTGCGTGCTTTTGGTTTGCCTGCAAATAAAATACAACCTTCAGGCCCGAATTCCTCGATTATCATTTGCAGCGACTGAAACCGTTTCGCATCTAAATCACGTGCACTGATGATTTCGCGCTTCACTACATATTCAATCGTTTTGTTTAGTGGTCCTGTCATGATTGGTAGTGCTGCCAGCTCCTGCATAGTGGTGGCCTGATACAGATTGCAGTAATCTGCCAGATCACCACCTTTGCCTAGTCGCATATCGACACCATAGGCATTCATCTGTGCAGTCTTGAATTGTGCCAGCAAATCGTTGGTGGCACTGCGGCCTGTATTGTCACAATCCAAGGCAATGATTATTTGACCACTCGACCACCAGCCTAATAATTCATCTAGCAGTGATGCAGGTAGCACACGTTCGCCACCACCTGCCATGGTCACTGCAGGTATGCCATAGTGCTGTGCCACCACCACCGATGCTTCACCATTGGTGTACACCAGTGCTAGATTGCCAGCGCGTGCCATTTGCACTGCTTCGCGTAACTTGTACCAACAGGATTTAAAACCGGTATCACTGATGTATGTTTTAGAATCCTGATAGTCAAGAAACCGATAGCGTGTACCATTGTCTGTGCTGATTGCCATTGCAGGCCGTCTATTTTTCTTTGTGGCAGTCCAGCCCGCTTTTTCAAATACGGACCATTCTAGGCCCTTCTGTGTGGCGTAATCGTGGTGATCGCGGTATGCACGTTTGCTGGTGGTTATTTCTTTGGCCGTATCGATGCCAAGAAAATCAGCTAACTGGTATAGGGTTCCTTTTTGACTTGATGCGAAATCTTGCCACGCACCATGCTCATCATCATCAATGACTAATGAAAATGAATTGCTATCACTCCCCATACGGTATGGTGAATTGCATCTGTACTGGCCTGATTCGTTTGGCACCAAATTAAGTGCCTGTAACACCTTTTGCGCTGTGCTCATTTGAAATACTCACTGATAAAAATAGACTGCATACAAGAGTGTATGCAGTCTAGCATGAGATAAATAAATACTAAAATGCCAACGAATCATCGTCTAGTGGTTGTGGTGTATTGATGGCAGGTTGTTCTGCTGCCACGTTGCCACGTCGCTTCGTATGCCAGCCATCTTCCACAAGACCATTACGCATATGCAGGCCGTATTGCATCAGCTCCTTGCCTACATACAGACGGGTTAGCGTTTCTCGATCAGCCGCCTGTTTGATTTCTAACACAATATCGTGTAGCACGGTTTTTTGCTGGCCTGCACCAACATCTACAAATATTGGGTTTCCTTTGAAATCATAGCTACCACCAACAGGAATCCAAAAGGCCCATGGTGGCAGGGGTGCCTTGGCTGTGGCGTTTGCTACCTTGTGCACAAACTCCGTGTGTTCTGATACCACGCTATTTTTGGCACCAATCACACGACCAGCAGTCCAGCCTTTGCAGGCAAAAATCACCGGCTCTTCGAAACCATGCAACAAACATACCACTTCAGTGTATATTTTCAAACCCTTCTGCCAGTGGTCATGCCATGTGTAAGTGCCTGTGTCATCAACACTGAATGCCTGCGACCGTTTCAACAGTGGCGCAAACATCATGGATTTTGCCTGCCAGCCACCATCATCATACAAATCTGATTCTTGCCAGCCATCTGGTGGCGTTGGCATGCCATCAGCCTTGGCGTACCATCTGCCAAACTCCGCAACCTTGCCAACCTTGCGACCATGTGCCCAACGAATCCGTGGCATTTGGTCTTTATCTTCTTGGCTCTTCCATTCCATACCTTGTGCGTCATCTTGCCAGCTCATTGTGTTTCTCGTTTCTTTCATCTTGTAGGTACATTGTGATTGCGTTGCGTACCACATCAGATAATGTGGTGTGAGTTCCTTGCCTAGCGTGTTCTGCTATTACCATCAGCAGTGCCAGGTAAATTTGGGTATCGATGCGAATAGCCATTAAACGTGTTTTAATGTTTCATCACCTCCTAACGTATAACAATTATACACTAAAACAAACTAACTTGCCTTATCAATTTCGTGGCGTTACGAAATTAACCATTTTCGTAACGCCACGAAATAGGTATTAATCGCGCTTCATAAACTGAATGGCAGAATCCCAGCCTTTGGCAAATTCCTCTTGTAGCACTTCGTGGTGCCAGCTGGCAATGGTTTTTTCGTACCACACCATGCACTGTGCAATGGTTACTGACACGCCCATGATCATGGCAGTGATTGCCAACCCAACAAATATTGTGTTCATATACTCACCATATACAAAATAAAAACAATAATCCATGCCACTGCGAACAAGATAATTAAATCGCGTTTTGTGCCATAAAATATCACATGAATTAATAGCCACATGCAGCTGATTCCGAACAACACCATTCCCAACATCAAAAATACTGGCATGCTATTTCGCCTTCGTGATACGTAAACCACCAGCACGCGTGGTTTCTTTTTTGCATTCCATGATTTTCTTGGCAGTGCCTAGTTCGCCATTCTCAATCAGTTCCATCAGTAACGCATCGATGCTTTTGGTGTCGTAGCTGTGGCTAGTGCTAGGCTCTGTGACAATCACGCTGCCAACGTGTGCCAGCTTCACATTGCCACCCATGGCAATGGTCAATGTTTCGATATTGCGGCGAATATCTTTTTGTGTTGCTTCGAGTGCAGTAATTTCCGAATCAATTTCGAAATAGTCACGCATCGATACTGCCAACAATTCCTGATCTGCGCTGTAATTAATCATGGTGTATTTGTTCCAATCGTGCTACATACTGATGTTTATCCAACGTTACGCCATTGCCATAGTGCATGGTGTTGCGAAATACTCGCCACTCGCCTTGGCTGTCACTAAATAGAATGTTTTCTGCAAAATGGCAGCGGTAAAATACGCTGTCATCAGTGCCAGCTGATGAATGCCACGCCACGCCACCTGCCATGAACCCTGTGCAGCGCACCACGCATACTGTGCCAATAACCATTGGGTATGCACTGTCAAGATAGCTGGTGGTGGTTTTCAGGTGATTAATCAAATTACCCATAGTGCCATCAGCCTGGTGCACCATTGGTAATACGTGCAGCCACTGTGCATCTGTCATGAGAATAAACCGATTGTAAGAAGTGGTCATACCTGTGCTATTCCTATCTTGTATAATGATCTGGCGAATACCTGTGCTACTTCGCTTTAGGCCTGCAGTGTGTTGTTCCACTGCAGGCCGTGTTGTGCCTAGAAATTACCTAACTCGTAATCCATACGCAAATCGGCCACCAGTTTCATTGCATCGTCTTCAGTGCTGGTAGTAAATGATTTGGCCGTATTGCCTGCCACCACTTCCACCAACCACTTACCAAACTCGCGATAGACAAACCATACAAACTCGCGATTACGGCCGTGTGCCATCAGTTTTAGATTCTCTGGCATTGCGCTGTGCTTCCTTCCTTTTCTCATTCAAGGCCTTAAATATTGGTGACGTTAGCAGCATGATTACCATACTGGTACGTGTTAACCCCTTATCTTCTGCCAGTGCATCGATGCTGTCTATCATCACTGCTGGCAGTCGCAACATAATCATTCGCTTTTTATCCGACATTGAAATTACTCGCATTGAAATCAATGTGATCAATGATTACTTGCCGGCCGTACATTGCCAGCTCTTGCATGATGTGCTGTGCATTGCCCCATGTGCTGCTGCAAATCTTGCTATTAGTTTCTTCAGTCATGCACCACCACGGACCATCCTGCCATAGTGTGATGCCCGTCATTTCACGATCATGCACTACCATTGCGGACCACACGCGTTTGCAGTTTTCTGGCGTGCCGATTACTTCGCGTTCAAAATACATCCGTTTTACTTCACTCATTACTTTTTGCCTTCCTGCATCGATTCCATAATCATATTCAAATCAGCCGCCAGCCGTTCCAATTCTGCAATGCGTGTTTGCACAATGCCTAGTGCATCATTCACCATTTGCACCTGTGATTTGTAGCCAGATATAACCACCTTCAGGTGATCGTGTTTGTGGTCTGCACTCACCGCCACTTCATTCATATCGTAGCGTGCAAAATGATTTGCATTGATGGTATACAAATCTCGCACTAACGTTTTGTTGCTATCCATGTTATTCACCCTTCACAGTTTCTGGCAATGCCTTGTAGTACCATGGGTATGCTGCACTGATGAGTGCAAATATTCGCCGATTGTAGCTGGCCATGCCTACCACGTCGCCACGACGTTCTGCACGTTGGTACCAGAATGATAGTAGTGCGAATTCGTATTCTTGCTGTGCTGTCATGTTCATTACTCCTTATTGCTTCACGATTGCTTCAATTTGGCCACGGCTCGTGGTGGCCTGATACACCACGCCACCAGTCATGTACCGTGCAAATAACACTTTGGCTTCTAACCATTCGCCATAGTGTTCATTGATGGCAGCCTGCACGGCCTTTGTGCGATTCTGTGAGTATATTTCGTACACTTTTCCGTCAATGCAAATCATGAATTTTGGCATTACTCATACACCTTCATTGTAAATAGCGACGGCCCCAACAATTACTGTGCCATGTTTCGTGTGCTTCGTGACCTGTGCAATCCGTGTTTGTGAATCAAACCAAATGCCATATTCATGGCGTGCTGGATTTAAACCAAACGATTTAAGTGCAGCACTACGAATATCAACAGCCTGCACTGTCTTTAATTCGCCGCCAATCTTCTTGACTGACCACCACTTGCGCGTACCTGCCATGTTGTTCCTGCTTCCTGTGCTAGTGCGAATAACCTGTTGTGATTGTACATCATTTTGATATACATTGCAATAGGCAATTTTGGCGCAATAAACCCCAATCATGTGTACAGTAGATTGGGGTTTATCTCGCGTATTAATTTCGGTACCACGCGCGCCAGCTATGCGGTCAAAATCGTTATTTAATGATGCCTAGACTAGCAAATAGATTGTAACACACAAACGCCACGCATTCGGTTTGCGTGGCGGTCCGTGGCGTTTGTGTGGCGTGTTGGATTATTTCGACAAACAGATTATAGCACAGATTTACTGTGGTGCAACAGGCCATGGTGGTGCATTCCACATTGGTACATTAATCTGTTCAGGATAATCGCGCAATGCCTGACGATAATCACGCCACTGTGTTACTTGTGCTGGTGTAAGTGGTGCATCTGGCAATTGCGTATAGTCTGATTCAAGTAGTAACTCATTCCGATATTTTCGTACATCGCGCATTGCCTGATCTTTGTCTGGTGAATCTACAATGTAACTGTCAGCTGGTGGCGTGTCGTAATAGGTGCCAAACTCATCTGCATACAAGTATGCAATTTCAGGCACTGCCAGTAGTAAGCGGTAAATAATCATTTAGACGGCTCCTGTAAGTTGTACGATGTGGAGGATTGGCGATTCAGTAAGTACATTTTCTGCGGCTACGGTAATGGTGACACCGGCATTTGGCACAAGCCTGATTGCAAGCGTAGTTCCCGTTGCATAGTAATGCGTACCCGTTGCACCAAAGTAATTCGTCGTACCGGGCGTGTAAGAAAATGAACCAATCAGTACACCATTGACCACCCGTTGAAAATTCATTGTTGGCGCGGCGTTTGTGGCGATTGCCAAATCGATTGTGTAATATCCAGCGGTTGGTATGGTAATGTCCGTGCCTGACCATGTAAAACCGTTGTTTCGTGTTTCGGTCTGCCACGTGATGATGGTGCCTGCCGTCGTGATTGCTAGCGTTGCTGACCGAGTCAACGTTAGGGCGGCGGCGGGTGTTTCGACGCGTTGCAAATCCTGCACTTCATTCATTACACTTGCAAGGTTATTGGTTAGCAAGTTTGACATTTACTGATTCACTCCCATTATTATCAAACTTCATTTCTACACCTTGCACCTTTTGCGTGATTAGCGTGCCATTGTCATTGATGCTGACTAAATCACCAAAGAAGTAATCACGGCCGTATTTCAATGCCGCGTTTTGTGTAAGCTTGACGGTGTACACGGTATCACGTTTATCCTGTAGTGCTAGTGCACTATCACCCATGCTATTGTAATTTGCAGTGGTAGTGCCTGCACCTTGATTACGCGCATCTATGAATTCTTCGCGATTAGATAACTCTGTTTTTAGTACTGCAGGCCTGCTATACATGCCGCGCGCCAATGATTCGCCACTGCCACCTAAAATAACATTGGTGAAATCTTGAATCTTATCAGTTACTACTTGCAGTTCTGCAATGGCGCCAGTGGCCACTGATAGAATTACTGTGCTACTTCGATTAGTGCCGCGCTGGCCTAAATACCAGGTGAATGTGTATGTTGCTGGTGCAGTCCATATCATATCAAAATCACCGCCATTACCTACCGCCACCTTCTGCATAGTGTCGAGTAGATTTTGCATGCTACAGGCAATACTTACTACACTGCCACCACCAGCACTTGCAGCAGTGGTCATGCCTGTAGTATTGCCATTAATAATACGTTGTGACGTGGTGCCAGTGACTGCCAAGGCCGTGCAGTTATAGTTAAATAGCGTTTTAAGAATGGTTTCTGCAACCACTGCAGAAAATACGCTTCTGTTTGCCACGTTGGCACGGTATGCGACCACGCGATCGGATAGCAGGGCCATCATTGATACAGCCGTAATCTGGTAAATGGTTTGTGTACTAACCACGCGGCTGATACGTCGAATCATGCCAGCAAATTCAACACTTGCAGTAATGCCTTGTGTTGTGTCTTGGCGTGTCACTGACACAATATACCCATACTGCAGGTATTGTGCGTTAGGTGACGTGCTAGCCATGCTAAATGTCAAACCGTCAATGGCGTTTACCTGCCTGCTAATTCCCAATTGCATATAATCCGTGGCTATAGTTTGGATTACGCCACTGGCATTGTAGATAGTCATTGTGTAAATAGGTGCCATTTAGATGCGCTTCACATTGACAATACAATTAGTTACCGTTTGACCAACAACGCTTGACCACGCTTTTACATTGGTAGCAGTGTAGCTGCCAGCAGTTACAGAAATAAATGTTGAATAGGTTCCAACAAAATTTGATCCTGTGGCAAACAGTGCGGCAGATACTGGTGGATAAATAATCACATTATCCATTGTGATTCGTCGATTTCCTGTAATGCCTGCACTAAATGTGACCTGCACAGAAAATATATAAAACCCACTCGCAAGAATTGTAATCGTTCCTGATGGTGCATCTAATGAAATTGTGCCATCAGCACTGTTGGTTGATGATGAAAAACTGCCAATTTGATAATCAGTATTTGCTGCAGTTAATCCGGCTGTGCCACCGCTCATGGTGGCATAAATTGCTGGTGCCAGCTGACGTGTAGTAGCATATGCATAGTATGACGCAATCGCACTTACAAGGCCAGATGCTACAGTAACCGTGCCAAGTGTGATATAAGGCTGTGCAGCAGTGGTTAATTGTGCACTGGTGGCCAACGCCAGCCGCGTGGTTTTGGTGGTAATGGTAGTGCCTGCCACTGATCGCGTAACAGTTACACTTGCGCCAGACTCATTGGCTAGGATAACCAAGAAATACGTGCCATTCGCCACCGCTCCTACTGCAATGCTGGCACTGCTGGTATTCTCATATAAATAGCCACCAGTAACAGACGTAGTGCCTGTAGCCACCACTGCACTGCCATCTGCAATGGCTAGCGTGGCAGTTCCTGTACCTGATTGTGCCAAATAGCTGCCTTGCAGTAATACGCCGATGCCTAATGTTTTTGCTTCGATTACCGTCATTCGTGCAGAATCATAGCCTGCAGCAGGGCCGTCGCCCGTGCCAGTGGTGGCATACCCAATTGATTGTTCAGCCATGGTGGTTATACTCCTATAAATCTATCATTGTACGTAAGCGTTACTGCACTTGCAGACGTGCCACCCGTGGCAGTAATTGAAATGGTATTTACACCACCAATTACTTGTGGCATTGGTGCCAGATTAAATGTAGCTAAATTTGATGCAGCACTGATGTTTGCCAATTGATTTGCACCTAACTGATTTACCACGGTTTTATACCCATAGCGTAAATCAAACGTGAATGTATTAAGCGCAGCAATATTTGCAGTGAGTGTAATTGCATCTCCTGTGGTGGTATTTTGAATTACTAAGCTATTCAACGGCCCTACTGCCACAATGTTTGGGTATGAGTTCCATGTACCAGTATATGCCACGGCCGTATTTACACTGATAGTACCACCTGCACCATAGGTTACAGGATATAACCGCGGTATCGGTGTGGGAGTGCCTAAAATGGCAGGTGTACCAGCAATGATGTTCTGTGCAGGATTGTACCAGGTAGGATCATCTGCACGCATCTGCACAATGGTTTTCACGCTATAGCCTGATTTGCTATCCACATCGAGTGACAAACCACCTAATATCTTTGTGGCAATAGCACGCTGTGTGCCATCAGGCCGTGTAATGGTGAGTGTGCCAACCACGTTTGATGGTGAAAATATCGCTAGTAATTTATCTCTGATTGTGTAGTGTTCTGTCATGGTATTAGCAGTGAAAATGAATGGCAACTGTAATACTCTTGGATCAAGGCGAAAATCTACATCCGAATCACCCTGCTGCAGTGGTCCGCGTTGCGTGATTCGATGTAGTGGTGCCATGCCAAATCCAAGATCACCCAAATAGTTAAACGTCAGGCCTGACACTGCATCATAGCCATTAAGTGTGTATGTGATGCCTTGTATGCTATAGGTAAGTGTGTATGCCATTATATACCACCTGCTAGTACCTGCATGGCATTGAAGTCTGCCATAATGCTTGATTCACTCTGTTGTGTATTATACGTGGCTGATAGCTGGTAATAATTCTGCACTGTTGCCTGTGCTGAATTAATACCACTTCCTAGCGTGGCATTCATGGCGTTTTGCACGTCTGGCAATCCTGCCATAATGCCAGCCGCCATACCTTGCGAAATAGGTTTACCAACAAGATTTGCAAACACCTTTGATGGCGATGCAATACCGAGCAATGCCATAGCTGCGTCAAGTGCAGATTGTGCAGCTTTTTTGGCAGCATTGGTGATCGCTGCCACACCATTACTAATACCTTTGGCAATGCCATCTGCAATGCTTTTACCAACAGCCGTTGCTTCTGTCACAATTGACGACACAAGGCCACTAATCTTGGCTGATACATCTGTAACAAATGTACCAATGGCCGTTTGCACCGTGCTAACAAACACACTCACTGCAGCCTGAATTGTTGACCACGCGCCTGCAAAATCACCCTTCAGCAATTGACTTATGGCAGTGAGTGCGCCAATAATCAGTGCCTGCCATGGTGCGATAATTGCCATCATGCCATTAATAACAATCTGAATATACGGCCATAGGAATTGAAACGCCTGCATTAGCCCTTTTACCTGTACTGCCATGCTATTGATTGCCAGTGATACTACGCCTATTAGAATATCTCCCAACAAACCAAATATGGTAACAATGTTTTGTATATAGCCTTGTGCTTGTGGTGATGCTAATTGTGTCACGATTGCATTGTATAGTGCAGTCAGTGCTGGCATTGCCACTGCATACAGATTGCTAATGGCAGCAGTGATTGGCGCAATGGCCACCATGAATGAATTAAACCCCGCCTGTATCGAAGCTAATGTGCCATTCCAATCAATGCCAGTGATAAATGCATCTGATGATAAATACAATTCATCAATAGCAGATATGATACCTGGCCAATCAACACTGGTAATGAATTTTGAAAATTGCGTGACTAAATCGCCAATGATTGGCACTAATACTTCACTCGCATAACTGCCAAATCGCACCAGTACAGGTAGCAGTGCCTCGCCTAACGTCTGCTGAATATCTGCAAACTGTGCTGCTAGTACTGCCTGCTGTCCTGCATAGGTATCAACAGCAGCAGCAGCACTGCCACCAAACTCTTTGTTTAGTTCTGCCAAGATGATTTTCTGTGCACCAGCCACATCACCTGTTTCTACCATTGCTTCGATCATCGCCTTTTGGCTGTCAGTGAATGAAACACCCACACGCGACAATGCACTAATGCCTGCTACAGGATCGTTTAGGGCCTTGCCTACTTGCAGTGCTGATGATTGCAAATCAGTACCCATAGCTTGGCTAATATCCAAAATCGATTGTGTTGCATCACCAAAATTCGTGCCTTGAATTTGCGCGAATGTGGCTAGTACATTTTGTGCACCTAAAATTGCATCATCAGCAAAAATGCTGGTGCCGCTGCTCGCACTCATGGCATTGGCCATATCTGCGATTTGTTGTGCAGTCAGTCCAGCCGCCATGCCAGTGGATTTCACCACTGCTTCAGTTTGTGCAAATATAGACTGAAATTCACTTGCTTCTGCAATGCTGCCTGATATAAAATCAGTCATCTTCGATAATGCCGCACCTGCCAGATTTACTGCTGCACCTCCGATAGCCTGAAATGCGCCAGTGGCAATAGATTGCAGCGCGCCAAAACCTTTACCAGCATTTTTGGTAGCACTGCCAAGGCCTTCCACGCTGTTGGTAACATTGGCAGCCACTGGTGTTACATCATCCTCGCCTAAGAAACGAATTAGTACTGTGGTATCACTCATTTTTTCTTTGCCTTGTGTTCGTTCACTTCAGATTCAATGGCCATCAGTGCCAAGTGTTCGGAGATGGTTTGCCAGTCTGGCAGATTCGCTGGTGTGCAGTGATACACATCACGACACAATACTAATTCCAAGTATTCAATAGGCATTGGTGCTTTGGTCCATAGGTGTGCACGCAATGCCATTGCTATTTTGGGTTTGTTTCACCTGATACACGACTGACAATAGCAGTGATGATTTGCGCCAAATGATTGGCAGGCAAATCTTCTGCAAGGCGGCCGTCATCTGTCAATACACATTTATTCATGATTGGTAGCAGTGCATCTAAATTATTGGATTGGCCAGCCTTCACAAGGTTTGCCACGTCGCGAATAGTTAACTTCGTTGCATCGATGCTGTACATGTGTTGTTCTCCTATAGTGTTGCGTGGCTAGCACTGCCAACCACGCAAACTGTGCATAATCAGACTAAGTGGTGTGGGTAACGCTTGCACATCGCAACGTGAATGATGCCATGATTGGGCCCGCGCTTGATGCATCGATAGCAGGTAAATCAATGCTGGTGATCTGGCCAACACTGGTAGTGTAGGTATCTGCACCAGCAGTGGCACCATTTGGAATCCATTTAAGTGAAATTAACGTGCCAGATTCAAATG